TTGTCCGTTTTATTCTTCTAATGACTTTCACGAATTGGATAATCGTTACAGCTATTTTTCCAAATATAAAAATGGTTGCATTTTGCTACTCACTTATCGCGATAATAAAAATATTCCTTGTCCTATTCCGCCAGATAAATGCCTATTTTCTTTACGTATGCAGGATGATAGCAGTCATTTCTCCACCGAAATTACAAACAGCTCTATCACTGATGATCACATTCAATTAACTCGCTTATTTAATCTTGTTGAAGAGAAATCAAACCGAGTTAAATTTTTGATTAACGACTTCCTCAATAGTTGATATTCCGTCATTCTTTATCGTGCCAACCTCTTTATCTTTGAGGTTGGCAATTTTGCTTTCCGCATCTTTCAACACAATAAGTTCCAATCTCTTCACTCTTCTTTCAAGCTCATCTCTCTGCCTTATTTGAGATTCCCAATACCATCGTGAAATCCACATATCATTTTTCCTCCTTTCTTATATTCTGTCCTCTGCATCTTCCGGGCTTGGAACCGGCTTCGGCTGCATTACAGTGCCGAAACGTGTCCGGCTTATTCAATTAGTTTATATTCGCTTACTTCTCTTTCTACAAGGACAAGCTTTCCTTCATAATTATTTGATTCAACTAAATAATCAAAACGTTTTTTTGCTTTTTCGTAACTTGTTGTTGTAAATCTGTAGGGAATTCCTTGATAACTCAATGGAATAGAAAGTTTTCCGTTTTTCACCGTTCTGATTGAATATTCTTTCTTCATGTCCTATCCTTCTTCCTCCCCGTCATGCCGATAGGACAGCTTTGTAAATTTAATTTAATAAATAGCTTCTATTACATCGTGTTGAATCTTTGTTAATCTTGCTTTGCTAAGTCTCATTAGCACTCTTGTCATAAGTTCATTTGATAAATACCAGTTCACACCGTCTAATGCATCAAAGATTTTACTTTTGTATTCTTTGTTTTCCTGTCCCCAGTTTAAAATTATGATTATGTTTTCTACGATTTCATTTTTCTTCATTTTCATTTCCTCGCTTTCGGTTTGCGGTGTTGTTTTGCTTGTCAAGCACATTATATTGCTTATTTTCTCGCTTGTCAAGCATTTTTAAAAAAGTTTTTGTGCTTTACAAGCATTTATTTCTGTGTTATACTATTTTTAACCGAAAGGGGTGATAAAATGAATATTGGCGAAAGAATCCGACATCTTAGAAAGAATGAGTTGAAAATGACTCAAGATGATTTTGCTTCAAAAATAGATATATCTCGTTCTAATATAGGAAATATAGAAATCGGAAGAATAGCTGTTACAGAAAGAATTATTGCTTCTATATGTAGAGAATTTAATGTAAGCGAAGAATGGTTAAGAACCGGAAACGGTGAAATGTTTGTACCATTAACAAGAAACCAGCTGATTACAGACTTTGCTGCTGATCTTATAATGGAAGATAATACATTTAAGAAAAGATTAGTAGAAGCCCTTGCAAAGCTGGATGAAAATGAATGGGAAGTCCTAGAGAAGCTCGCAGAGAGCTTAATTAAAAAAGACTAGGGTTTCCCCTAGCCTAAAAGTTTTTTGCAGAATCGGTATACAAGTTCCAACATCTCAATGTTGTTGGACTTGCTAACCAATTCAATAATAAGTTTTTTGTAGTCCATTCGCGATCCCCCTAACTGCAAAACACATGTTCGAAATCCCTGAATACATAATACTATTTCAGTAAATAAAAATCAATATTTTGTTCGAACATTTGTTCTGCTATTTTTTGGTACTTATGTACCTCTCTATTAAGTTAACAATCCAAAACAGGGAAACTTACGCGAAAATGGACAATCGTCCCATATCTGGGACACTTATTGGTATGGAGAGTCGATAAGGTCAGAAATTCGGACTTTTAAGCCCTTAGCAAGCAATTTCAGTGTGTCAGCTGTCGGTGATATTTCACCGTTTGCAATGCGACTGACGGTTGATTTTGATATTCCGGTCGCAATGGATACTTGCCGAGTAGATAGGTTTTTATCGTGCATGATCTTATCGAGTAGTATCTTCATAACATTTTAATTGTAGTATATTCCGATACTGGAAACTACAGGGAAATACTGGAAATGATATAACCGCTTCGGCGTTTATATATAAGTTGTGGGAAAATGTGCAGAAGAGAAAAGAGGGTGAAATAGAAAAGGAATGGGATTACGTTTCAGGAAGAGTTTTAAAATCGCTCCAGGTGTAAAGTTTAATCTTAATAAAAATAGTCATAGCTTTACATTCGGAGGAAAAGGAATGCATTACACAGTTAATTCCAATGGGAAGAGAACGAAGAGTTTTGGAATTCCAGGGAGTGGACTGTACTACACAGAAACAGAGAACGGAAAAACAAAGGAAGACAAAGGAAAAACAATGAGAAAAACATCAAACACAAGTGGTGGAGGGTGTCTTGCATCTATCGTCTTACTTATAATGATATCTATCGCACTTGCGGCGTATTCACTTTTTTGGATACCTGCTATACCGATTTTGATATACTGCATTGCATCCAAAAAATTCCGGCCTTATAGAGTCAGAAATACCATAATATGCTTAGTTGTATTTGCTACATCTCTGATAGTATTTATATGGTTAGGTTCCACGCCGGAATTAAACTCTATATCGGTAGATTGGGGGAAGGATAGATTTAACGTAGGCGATGCAACAGAAGTAAGGATTACGACGAGTCCGTCAGATGCGAAAATCGAAGAGTTAGAACTGTCGAAAAACGGCATTGCAACTCTTAAATATGAGGACGGAAAAGCAATTATTACATTCGAAAATTCCGGTGATACAGCACTATTTTTCACGGCGAACGGAGACATTAAGAGTAGTTCGAAAAATATTACAGTTGTAGACCCGGAAGAAGAAGCAAGATTAAAGGCTGAGGAAGAAGAGAGAATACGACTTGAGCAGGAAGCTCAGGCTGCTGAACAGGCAAGAATTGAGCAAGAACAGGCTGCCGCTGCTGAACAAGAAAGGATTGCACAAGAGCAAGCTGCAGCACAAGCAGCGCAAGAACAGGCTGCACAGCAAAGCCAAGATGATCCCATTGTGTATATAACAAACACTGGAGCCAAGTATCATAGCGCTGGATGCAGAACTTTAAAATCTAAGATAGAAAAGCATCTATCTGAGGTACGCGGGGTTTATGAACCGTGCGGCATTTGCCATCCACCACAATAAAATAAAAACCGCCCCTGCGCCAACAGAGACGGTCTACATACCCGAAGATATGCGATTAAAATCCAAGAATATTGTATCATCTTCGGAAACAGCTTGCAAGCGGAACATATGTTTTGCGCTGGCTGTTATTTTTGTACCCAAATTTAAATACAATAACATAGGAGTGTGATACAATGTCTTATTTTATCTACGCCAGAAAATCCAGAAAAGACGCCGAACTGGAAGCGCTAGGGATTGATGTTCTGGAACGCCACATTACTACCCTGTTAGAGTTGGCAAAGACTCTCTCTCTTCCGATCGGTGCGATTTACCGGGAAGTTGTGTCCGGAGACAGTATCGATGCCCGCCCAGTCATGACGCAAGTCCTATCCGAGGTGGAAGCCTGTATGTGGGATGGTGCCCTCGTAATGGACGTAGATCGTCTGGCCAGAGGTGATACGATCGATCAGGGACGTGTGCAGCGTGCATTTTTTTATTCAAACACCAGGATTGTAACACCAAATAAAACCTACGATCCTGCAAACGAGTATGATAATGAGTACTTTGAGTTCAGTTTATTTATGAGCCGCCGGGAGTACGCCACAATCAAGCGCCGAATGCAGCGTGGCAGGGAACGTTCCAGTTCTGACGGTTATTACGTTGGCAATGTTGCCCCTTATGGATGGGAGCGCGTCATTGCGCCGGATGGAAAACACTACTCTCTCGCCCCACATCAGACAGAAGCACCCGTCCTTGATCTAATGTATGATCTGTGCGGAAATAAGCAGTACGGATATCAGAAAGCCTGCACTTACATGACCAACATGGGAATCCTTGCAAGGAGTGGCAAGCCTTTTACGCCCTCTACTTTAAAAGGGATTATATCGAATCCGGCAAACATCGGTAAAGTCCGCTGGGGGCATCGTAAGACTGTCAGAGCTGTAAAAGATGGGCGCGTAGTAAAGTCCCGTCCAAAAGCCACAGATTACATCCTCTCAGATGCGGCATGGGCGCCACGGATCAGCCCAGACTTATTTAAACGCGCGAACCAACCAAAAGGATGTTTTTCTGCTCCAGTCAGAAACGACAGACCGATACAAAATCTATTTGCAGGTCTGGTCAGATGCTCACAATGCGATCGGCTTATGGTCCGTAAGAAAGCGCAAACGAAAACGCCCTATGATATGCTGATCTGTCAGTATACAGAGTGCTCCACAGTCGGGATCCGGATTGATGAACTGGAAGAAGCTCTTCTGGGGTGGCTGAAAGACTACATAGCCAAATATGAATTTGCTGACACTCATGAGGAAGATACTGCTGCTATTGCCGCAAAAGAATTGATCGTCACAAATTTTGAGACTGAACATCAGACGCTTTTAAAACAGAGGGAATCCTTATTCGATTTTTTAGAGCAGGGAATTTACACAAAAGAAATTTTTATTGAGCGTTCGAATGCACTGGAGCAGCGGATCAGAGACTGCATGAATAACATCACTGCTGCCCGTGAAGATTTGCATACCACAATCGCAAGACAGGTAAACCGGAAGAATTTTGTGCCGAAGTGCAAGAATTTATTGAGTGAGTGGGACTCTCTGACTGTCTCGGAAAAGAACAGCGCCTTGAGACAGCTGATTGACAGGATTGTTCTGACTAAGACGAAACGGAACAAGAAAAACCAGAAAAACTCTGAATTCACAATCGATGTGTACCCGAAAGTGCCGAAATAACGGTGCTTTCGGAGTATATTTATTAGCTGCATCTTTTACGAGCGTATTCCTCCGTGCCGATATCCGTAAGTGTTGCTGTCACCTCTTTATATGGCATGGTGTACCGCTGAGATAAATACCGC